GAATACGAGCAAGACCGTTACCGGCGGCGCATGGACGCAGCTTACCGATGCTGACATTACCGCCATTACGTTTCAGAATACCGGAGGTCACGAAATCTACATCGCCGGCACAGCTACCACGACCGCGCCGTCAAACCTCAACACGGCGATCAAGTATAACCCCGGTCAGGGCGAGGCAAATCGTACGCTTGCGGACCTGTTTCCCGGAATTTCCGCAGCGCGTGTGTACGCCTATGCGCATAACACTGGCCGCGTGTTTGTAAGCCATGCGTGATGCGTGTAAATGTGACATTGGAGCCGGATATGCGTAGCCCACTTAGCGGGATACAAAGCCCGTTCGGGCCGTCCGGTGTACCGAACTGGCTAATCCCCCAGGTCGCCGGCAACGGCCTCCAGTACGAGTTCACGCGCGACCAATACTGGCTCGGCTCCAGGCTGACCGCGCGGGCGAATGTGCTTGCGGATACTCGCGCCTCGGATGCGCTGTTCGACAACGCGGCTGGCGTCTATTCGGCCTTTGGGACCAATGTTCCGGCTATCACGGATCGCGGGCTTTACTCGAACGGAGAGATTGTCTCAGTAACGGGAAACGGACAGGACATTTCACTGTCGCCGTGGGCTGATTTCTTCTCTGGGGCATCCGTCGCTCCTGTTCTCACAGACCAAGGAGCCTCCGGCGCACTCCAGCGCGTTCGATTTCAGTCCTTAACCACCGACAGCCGCCGTCGTCAGAACTTTTCTGCGACTTCCGGGCAGGTCTATCAGCGCAGAACTCGTCTCAAAATAAACAGTGATTGCGCAGCCTATATATTCCTCCGCATGACGAGCGGGATTACTGGGAGGTCTGTCATTACAGTGACAGCGGCGGGGGTGGCCACGGTCGCGGAGACTTCCGACAGCATCACCATGACGGATGTCCAGACGCGGCACATAGGCGATGGCGTCTACGATCTAACTTACAAGTTCACGATGAACCAGACGGGCACCGTTCTGCGCGATATTGGCGCGCTGGGCGCAACTATTCCATACGATATCACCTATCACGGTGATGACGTTTACCTGTCGTCCTTCCTTTCCGATGCGTGGATTTCCTACGGCACTCCCGCGCCCACCCGCGCAGCCGACGCGATCACCAACCCGAACTTCTCGACCCACGCTGCGACATTTGGCTTTGCGAACGGCATGGCGGCGCTTGCCCGCGTGAACCTGACCCGGCTGAGCGACCAGACCGCCCGGCGCATCGCAACCTTCGGCACGGCGGCTGACGGCGCCTATATCGAGTTCACAACGAGCAACACGTTCAAGGCTGTGTTGCGCAAGAGTTCCGCCGATGCTGTCACGCTCGAAAGCGGCGTAGTCGGCTCTACCGGCGTCTATGACGTAACGGCCACGCTTGACCCCGGAGCCTATGCCCTGACCGTATCTGGCGGCATTGCGGGGGATACCGACGCGAGCGCAGAGACGCTGCCCGCCGCCATCGCCAATGCTTGCTACATAGGCCAGAAGGAAGACACCACGCTCCACCTCAATGGCCCGCTGGAGCGGCTGGCGATGTGGGCATCTTGACGCCGCACAAAACAAGTGCATAATTGAACCTCAACAATTGGAGGTTTCAAATGTCTTTCTTCCTCGGCGCTATCGCTGGCGTTGTTCTCACCTTTGTGTGCGCTTACATCGTAGAAAACAGCTACGATGATTGACGGTAAGCTGACTACAATCACGCGGCGCTTTGTGCGCAACGGCAAACATAGGTCAGTACGCGGAGCGTATTTTCATCGAAACGGCAAGCGCGTATTCATGCGGGCCGGTGACATGGTGGGCGCGCTAATAGCGAAAGAGGCAGGGCACCTTAGCGCCGATGCCAAACTAATAGTGGCGGTTATCGCGCAAGCCGCTAACGACTATCTTAGCCCGGATCATTACGTTGGAGACCAAGAGGAAAGCGATGCGTGCTATTTCCTGTTTGCCGATCCGTACATGTTTGAGCTTGCGTCACTCATAGGCGTTGACGGTGATTACGTGCGCCGTGTTGTTGACGGGCTGGATGGGGGTATAAGTCTTGGATAGGGTTTGGCGCATATCCGGATACATCGGGTTGGCGATTGCGATTGCGCTGACCGTTGGCACCGCCTTAGCTTGATTGAACATACACACCCCACCGCCTAGAATAGCCCCAAATAATCAACCGGGCTAAACCACTATGGCGATTTGGGACCGGCTCCCGCTATTCAAGCCACAAGTTAAAATTGTCGAGAGAAAGTCCCTTGTCGCGTATCCGGTTCCGGTGCAACAGGGTTCTTTTTTCGACTACGTTGTTAGCGGCTCAGGGCCGCTGACCGCGCGTCAGGCTATGCGGTTTTATCGAAGCGGCAGCGCGGTTGCGATTGCAGTTGACACGATTGCCGATGAAATCGAAATGATTTCGCCCGTCATCCGCACAAATGACGGTAAGCTGATTTCCGAACATCCCCTTCTTGACCTGTTGCGCCGCCCCAACGGCGCGGAGAACTATTCCGAATTCATCGGCCAACTTGCGCGTAACTGGCTTCTTACGCATGACGCGCCGCTGTTTGCCACAGGTCCGGTAAATCGTCCGCCTGCGGAGATTTGGCCGGTAAAGCCGGGCGACCTCAACATTGCATCGACCAATTTTGGCGACCAATACCCGCGCCGGTACAGCGTCAGTCAAGGCGTTGCGCGCGGGTCATACGCGCGCGAGGAAACCGCGCGGCTCGGATGGCGCTACTACGATGGTGATATGAAAGAGCTATTCCACATTCGCGGGTTTTCCAGCCGGGAAACAAACGACTTCGCGGATAGTCCACTTGAGGCCGCAGCGCTTGAAGCTCGCCAGCAGATTTTGGGACGGTATCACAATCTGCGTTTGCTCGAAAATGGCGCACGCCCGACGCTAGTTGCGGTGTTCAAGGACGAAGTGTCAACGGAGGAGCTTGAACAGCGCAGGCAGTCGCTGGCGGAACAGGCTGGCGGGGCGCATAACGCCGGCAACATCATGACGATTGCGTCGGAGGATGTTGAGCTTAAGGAATTTTCGATCAATAACCGCGACATGGATTTCGCCAATCTGGACCGCGCTGCGCAACAGGCGATTTTCCTTCGGTACAAGATACCGCTGCCGCTCGTAAGTATGGACGCCAGCACGTTCAACAATATGGAGCAAGCGGTTTATCACCTGTATGACCGAGCCGTGTTGCCGAATTTCCAGAAGTTGATGAACGGCATAAGCCGCATGATGTTTCCGCGTTACAACATTGATCCGGCCACGTCGCAACTGACATACAACCCGGAAAGCATTCCCGCGTTGCAGGAGCGTCGCCTTGATGAGCTTAAGAAGCGCCGCGACGTGAACATTGAAACCGTGAACGAGCTTCGCCAGTTGCTTCCGAACCGCGAGCCGCTTGAAGGTGGCGACGTGTTTTACCAGAACGCAACGCTAGTTCCGGCGGGAAGCGATCTGTTCACGGACGATGGAGACGATGCGCGGCGCAGCATTGTTGATGACGAATGATTGGAACATGCGCAATTCACGGTATCGCGCACAAGCGCAATTCCCATGTTGCGCTAGCGGAACTTGACAGAAAGCTGCGTCTCGAAAATCAGTTCAAGCGCGAAATACGGTCTATTTTTCGGCGCATGGCGTCCGACTTTCGCATATCCGTTGCCGGTAGCGGTCGCCCTCCGGACGCGGAGCGGTATGAGCCGCAATGGAAAACCGCGTTGCAAGTGCAATACGAGCGTGTGCATCGCGCGTTCAAAGGTGAGGTGGCAACGCAGAACGGTCGCAAGTCAATCCAGTATTGGACCGGCAAGCAAAGCGAGGCTGAGGATCTGGAGGCGCTCGCGCTCATGCGTTGGCGCGACGACGTTTCGCAGCGTCAGGCCGATTTGATAACAGAAACCAATGACGCGGAAATGCAGCGCGCTATTGATGACGCGCGCAACTCACTACAGGCGGACGGCGAAAGCATCAACTCGCGCAACATCGCAGCAGCCGCAATGGCAATTCTGGCAACGCGGTTTGTTGGCCGAACAAATCTTATTGCGCAGGCAGAAACGCAAGCCGCCGCCGAGGCCACAAAGCAAATAGAGGCTGAGATTATCGCCGGAACAACGCCGTTTCCGTTGCGCGGTTTTGAACCCGGCCCCGTGTTTCTTGACGACGCGCCGCAACAGCGTGAGGTGATAAAGATTTGGGACACGGTTGGCGACAACCGGGTTAGGCCAAGTCATGTAGCGGTTGGTGGCACGGCAATAAAAACTAACGATGTTTTTGTCTTGAATACGGGGTCTAGACTACGTTTTCCGGGTGATACGCTTCTAGGCGCAAGCATTGCGGACCTAGCTAATTGCAGATGCAGTGCCAGATATCAAGAGGGTACACCAACCGCTACACCAACGCAGACCAACACTCCGCGTACAGACGATCATCAAAATACGGGACCGGTCGGGAGGAGGCCTGATGAAAGCCTCTCACCACAAAAAAGACCTGGTGGTTTGCCGGAAAAAACTCAGGATGTTCGTAAGGTTGAAAGCCCTCAAAAATTTGAGACATCAGAAAAGGTAACCCCGAAAGACTTCACGCTTGAGCGGAAACTTACCGCAAAAGAAAAGCAGTACGCGGAATGGTATACTGGTGACGGGTTTCACGAGCTTAACGATTATCTGAGAAACCCAACTAGGTATCTAGACAAGTCGAAGTCTCTGAATGTTTTTGCTGAGAATTTGGATGGGGCTATATCCAAGGTTAAAACAAACAGAGACATTACCCTTTTTAGGGGTGTGAACAACAAGGAGTTTAGGGACGCTGTGCGGCGCGGAGGCGTTGATGTTCTTGAGGCCCATTCGTTTCAGTCAACATCAGCTAGTGTTGCTACAGCCGAAGCGTTCGGCGGAAAGTTCGGTACTCTAATAAGGATTAAGGTTCCGAAGGGGAGCAATGCCCTGCCGGTTTCTTCTGTGTCTAGAAACGCATCTGAGGCCGAAGTTCTTCTTCCTCGCGGCGGTAAGTACAAGATTATAAAATCCACAGAAGAAGAAATTGTTAAGGGTGTGAAAAGGACGGTTTTGGATGTCGAGTGGCAACCGTAGCGACAAGAAAAGATTTATCGAGCGCGTTAATGCGTCTAGCGATGAGGTTCTCTCGATGCTTTCTAGATACCCGGAAATACAGAAGCGGGTTATTGACGACGCCTTAAAAGAGAATTCTGAGGGCTAGCAATGGCTGACTATCGCGGCAAGGAAAACAGGACTAATGAAGGCAACAAGCAGATGACCATGAAAAAGAT